CATATTGTCCATCAACATAATCGACGCTTGTACCGGTTGTGTCGGACCAAGATGTTACCGCAGCAAAATTTCCATCAACAGACACAGATTTTCCAAAATTATTATTTTTTGTATATTGCCTGTCACCGAACGTTTTCAGAGTTTTCCAGTAACTAGAAGTTCCACATTGAGGCATGTATCTGTAAAAATATGCTGCGCCGAGAATAGACGGATCCCCAGAATATGTGGAATATGGGATAAATGCTTTGTCACTCAAACACCCGACAACAATCGTGGGATAGCTTATTGCAACTGATGTTCCGAATCCATCCGTTGTTATTTCGGTAGAAGTAACATCGTTGTTGTATAGCGCAAGAGACATGTCCAAGTCTCCGTATGTATTATCTCTTCTAAGTATCTTATATTCGCTCCAAGAAGCTGTGGGACATTCTCCATATGAAGCGGAATAGTATGAACAAGTAAATACTGCGGCATAGCCATTTCCACTTTTGTATGTTCCCGCGACTAAACTTCCAGAATCCAAAGAAACGCACCAACCAAATCTATCACCGGAAGCTAATATACTAGACGTAACAACTGCTTCATATACCCAAGTATAACTACCGGACAATGCTCCGGACGCGGCTGACCGATTGTTGTACACGGAAAACGAGCTAGACTGAGAAAGTATTTGTTCACAAAAACTCTGACTCACGTCCACAGTTTGCCAAAAAGAACTGGTTTCTATATTATCACAGCCATTACTAAAATACGTTTTTTTTCTGAAAATATAAACCGCTCCAGATCCACTGACATTTGGTGCACCTACCGCCAAAATATCTCCATCCACGGCGACAGAATGTCCAAAGTGATCATTATCCGTTGCACCTTGCAGTATGTTGATCATTCCCCAATTGTCTATACCACCTTTATCTTGCTGATAAACGAATACATATCCAGGAAAGAAAGAACTAGAAGAGCATATTGAACCGGAAGAAGAACCTACTACCAAAAAATTGTCACGCACACACACAGATTGCCCGAAAGTATCGGAATAATATGATGAACTTTCCAAAACAGAAGACGTAGAATATGGAAATGTATCATCTACGTCAAAATCCGTAAAAAACCCAGACGCGGTGAACGGACAATTAAATTTTTTAACTAATCTATGGACACCCATACCATCGTCGTATTTGAATATTGCCGCATATCCAAATGCGGGTCTATATAAACTATATTTGTCAATGGAAGACCCGACTGCCACGTATTTGTACCACGAACTAACCGATTCTCCAAAATGTTCATTTTCCGATTGGAAATTGTCAACAACCGAACTACTTTCAAATAAAATTGATGCCGTTCCAACAAACGAAACATTCATTCCAATTGTGGCATATTCTTTTGCCGAAATTAAATCTATACTTCTAGTAATACCATCTCCCAAATTCAAATAATATTCAAAATAACTTGAAGTATCCCAGTATGGTCTAGCATATACATTTTTTACTCCACCCAAAGTTGTATATGTAGAAAAATGAGAACCGCTGACATACAAATTTGTATATCCGTCGTCCAATATCCTGTATTCTTCGTGTGGATTTGAGTTGTCTGTAATTACAACTGAATTTGGTCTTACCTTGTCACCAAATGCGTTATGATTTAGTGCCAACGACACAACTCTATCATTTATATTTCTTATTTCTCTTTTTCCGGTAGCCTTCTCGGTTTTATAGCTTTCTACGCCAAACAACTCCGTGAAGTTATTCTTGCTTCTATAAAACATAGCGTCGGTGAGACTATATATGTTTCTTGCGTATTTTCCAGAAGGATTGATTGGCTCCAACGACGCGGAATAATATGGACTGCCAGTTGGATAAAAAATCGATGATATTTTCTTGCCTTCGTTTATCTCGCAAAATTGATCGTAATATGTGCTATATCCATATGCATCAACAGAAGACGAATCAACGCTTTGAACTTTCCAGTTCTTGAACGTATTGAACGGCCTTATTGTTATATCCCCTGCGGAGAACTGCTTTAGCATATAATGATAAATATAATATCTGGGAGATATTCCTCCTTCAGATTATATATCTATCTTGATTTTTATAAGGCACTCGTTAGTAAAGTCTTTTAGCAATGGCTGACTCAACTTTGCTACGGCAACAAGATCATTTGTTTCGTTATATAGTCCCACGGTGGTGATATACACTTTTGGATCTGTATAGAAATCACTGAATCTTAGTTTGCCATAATCTGCACTTGTAGAATCGGATATAATAAATGTAGGATTATTGCTGTAGTTGTATTCCTGATTCTTGACGCGAACAAAATAATGACGAGCAGGTACATACTCCGTCACTCTGGCTTTCATCGAAGAAATGATCGCACCTTTTTTGATAGAAGTAAATAGCACGTTTTGCAATCTTGAAAACTGACCTCCCCATCCGTTTACAGGGTCGTTCAGCGAATATCCATCTACAGGACCAATTAAATTTTTAAGAGAAGTAGGATTTAATACTATTATTCCAAGGTCCGGATACATAGACCCTATTGCCTCGTAATTTCTAGTTTGAATTGCTCCATTTGCGATGGTTCCTCTAATAAGATTGTATCTCTTGCCACCGGTTTGAGTTGCTGTATCTGGATTATCTTTTGAATCATCGATTATAGTGATTGTTCCCAAAGATCCACTTAGAGTCATTTCAAATTGGCCGGGATCTATTCTGTCTTTGTACTTCGTACTCCTGAACGCCATCGCATATATGTCGTTCGAATCTACCGAAGTTTGATTACCAAGTGCATCGGATTGAATAAATGAGAATTTTGAATCTCCCGGTGCCAGTAATAAATTTCTATATTGGTTGTATATCGCTTTGGTTGGATAAATCAAACTGCCCTGAGAAATGTTAGTGTCAAACGTAGAAGAACCGGACCCAGCATAATGACCATAAGTCAAAGAAAAATAAATTTCAGCACTGGCAGACGCGATTGGGTAGTCATACACATTCGTATAATACAGTCCGTTAAGTGGTTCAAATGCCGAAGAAGACACTACAGTTTGAGCACTGCTCGTGTAAAATTGAGACCACGAAGTTTCTCCATCGCTCCAAACGCCGGTAGATACTGGCTGGGATCTTCCTGCTACTATATCGGTTGCGTCAAATTGCTTGAAAATCATATGTTTAAATTATTAATCTCTCACGGTTACAGTAACCGGTATAGATACCGATCCACCACTCTCATTTCCAATCACAGTCAATGTTGTTGTAGCCGTTGTAGTCAATGAAGAATTTGGGACAAATCTAAATCTAATACCGAGTGCAATTTGTGCTGTCGTCGAAGAAACGTCTCCGATAAATGTTGGAATGGTGGCAGTTGTCGCAGATTGTAATTGTTCTCCAACGACCGTTCCGACATCTTTGTTCGCCAAAATAGCAGTATATCCGAGCGTTGTATTATACACTGGATTAGTGCTCGGAACAATAACTACTTCTCCCTTATAGTCCTTATCCACATATATAGAACTTTGACCGAGACTAATAACGGGTATGGATGTCTGGCCGGATGGTAATGTCACCAGTTTATATTTCAATACCTGAGTTTCATCGGTGAATGCTTCAAATACAGGCGTATTGCGGATAGCCAAATCATAATATGCAGAACCTTGTGGGTGATTTGGTTGATATAGGCTATAATCAATTTCATCGTCGGCTAAAGCATACGAATTAATATTCAGGCCACCTTTGGCCGCAAGTAGTTCTCTACCCTTCTTCGTGAGAACCGCATCTACAGTGATAGTTTCGTTATTGATGTACGCCATATAGGTTTCTTTCTAAATAAATATATATGTTAAATCCTTTTTTTACTTATTTTATACTGTTTTTGATACTACTGGTTCACTATTATCAAGAAGACCAGTTTTTGGATCTACGGTAGTTTTTTTATTCTGACTGTGCTTTTTCCACTTAAACCCAGCCTGTGTGCCAGTCGTTGGATTTATTTGATAGCTATTTAGTTCTTTTGTAGAAAATTGCCGCTTTGTATATTTGTAATGATTGTCTCTGTAGCCGTTCAGTAAAGTAGCATTGGACGGATAATATTGCATAGAATATTCTTTTCTATAAGAAAGACCTTGCCCAAGTGGTCCGAATAGAGCGTTTGAAGTATTTTCTATAAAATCATTAAAAACTGAACTTGTTGGTGACGAAGATATGAATTCTATGTTATAGACCGTTTTATCATTGACAGAGTTGCCGACATTTTCTCCGTATATATTACCTTCAAATGTCTGAATTCCATCTATCAAATTAAATAGCCCCGAATATGTCACAGGTCTTCCGTTTGATATTAAACTTCCAGTGATGTTCAATCCTGGACTAAATACATTACCTACGACAAAGTTTGGAGATTGGCGAATATCCAGTCCTTCAAATGCACCGGATATTAGACCATAAATTGCGTGTGGAGTACTTGTTACATAATCATATTCACCAACTAAATTATCATTAAAATATAAACTTCCACTGAAATATATGTTTCCAGAAAATAGATTACTAAATGACGCAGTCATTGGATATCCGGTCGACGTTGGTAACTTAACGAGATTTACTGCATAATAAGGTTTTTCTATAGTTTCCGTTTTACCTCGGAAATCATTGAGTACCTCTAGTTCAGACAACTCACTGTATGGTTTTACGTATTTTTGATATACTTGATATTTTTTGTTATACTTTATTACATCTACTCTATAAAATTCTCCGTCCAAGAAAGTGATACCGTCGTCGGCAAACAATCTAAATCCATAAACATCATCTATAATTGGAAAAAATATTTGATTTACGTCGGAATATATTGAAGCCCCTCTGTATTTTACCTCCAAACTCGCGCTCTTGTTAGCATCTTTTATTGCTGTGATTCTATTTACTCCATCAGCGACGCCAATTTTTTGACCAACATCGTGTTTCACTAAAGGTTTTTGTTCGAGCTTTGGTCTTTCTAGTATCGTAGGTTCAATTAATATACCATCTACAAGCTTTGCTCTTGCGGGAATAAGACCTTTGATATATTTGAACATCGCCTTGTCAAAATAAAAGCGAACTATATTCATGAATAAACTAAAATCTATATTTCCAAATCCTTGGTCGTAATATATCTGCTTAAACTTTTCAAACTTGTCGTATGAACGTTTATATACATCGGATGGATCTCCGATCAAATCTCCGAGAGGAAATTCTCCAAAAAACTTTATGATTTCCGTGTTTTGTAATTCTGACGGTGAAAAGAAAATTCCAAGTTTATTTGAATCTACGTTAGATAATTCACTCGCTTTATATGATGCTCTGGTTTCCGATGACAAGTTTGTGGAAAGTTCTTGCTCTATATAATTAATTTTATTGCTTCTAAACTTGTTTGACCCATAGTCCGGTAAGTTCATTGTCATTCTTACCTCTTTACGAGAAAATTGATACGGGAACCCGGTACCAACGGGTGGATCGCAATATGTAATTTGCTCCAATGGTACTAATACTGGTTGAAAATTTACCACCTCGAATGTTGGAAAATCACTCCTAAATGATAGATTGTTTAATATCACTCCATACGATAAATCGACTGGCCGCTCAAACGATATTCTATACAAGTTTTCCGAAACCATTTGTTGCGGAGTTTCGAGATCATACGCATTTGTGTTTAATGTGTGGGCAGTAAATCTTTCTGTAGATAATGGAGATTCCCATATTCTTATATCATCTATATTTCCAAAAAATGCCTCTGGGTCAATGCTCAATGATGCGGTATTTTGATTATAATTTCCGATATAAAGATAGGAACCGGATTCAAACGAGTTATTATAACTTCCACTCAAGAATGCACTGGACGAAACATAAAATGTTATACGGTCATCTTCGGATTTTTGAAGTAGTAAGTCATATCTGGTAGGATACGAATTCAGAGAGGCAGTTGCTCCAAACGCAGATTCAACATCGTTTCTACGAAGCATCGCTTTGTATGAATTTCCATCAAATATTGGTGCTCTCGAAGTAAGTATTGACTTTACCGATCCTGCCCCGTCATCAATACTAAAAAACAATGTCCCCCAATCTTTACCTTTTTCACGAACAGCACCCATAACCCACACATCCGAGCAATTTACTAATCTAAATACTTTACCATCATCGTGTGTCTTTTTTGTGTCGAATCTAAAACTAAATTCTATTGACTGAGCACTACCAGTCCAACCCAACTTGAAATATTCACCGCTTCCGCTGAAGTACGGTTCATACTTTACTTCTTCTACGATATACAGAGATTTGTCGGTTAAATCACTGACGTTTTGTATGCCACCATATTCTTTTATCTTGATTATATTCTTTGGTACGCCAAAGCACGAAATCAAAGCGTTCAGAGATGCTTCAGTTCCTTTTGTTTTGTAGATATATGGCAGCGTATTGAGTATACGTTTCCATATTATTTGATTTCTTTGCTCTTCTGAAAACTCTCTGGCTTTTGAATATAGTGGAGACTCTGGGTCAAAGTCAGATTTTGAAAACGCAGAAAGTATCAATGGAAGATTATCTTTTGATAGCTCCACATCCCAGCCAAGAGATTGTAACATATCCCCGACAATATCAGTTGATATTCCTACATTTGGAGAACTTGATACGTTGTTTTTTTCTGTATACTGTTTTGCCGCCAACGAAATATTGTCAAAAAAATGACCAACCATACCAACAAACTTTATATAGTCTGCGTTATTATCGGAATCTTCTACCAAAAACTGAGGAAGATTGTTAATCAATGCTCCACCATTCTCTTTATCATACAAAGAAGCAGAAGTATATCCATCAATCTCTCTGGTATGTTCATCATACCACATTGGATTATCATATAAGAACTTTTCATAACCATCCATCCCTGCCTCCAAATCGTCTATCTGGTCGTTGGCCTCGGATCTTTGTTTTAGATAAAATGTGTCATTTGGGTTTGGTGTAAGTTTTACATCTAAATCTTGTATTTCTCTGGCAAGTTCTTCTATGTTTGATCGTTTGCTTTCAAATGCCTTGAGCCGTAAGTCTGCCGAAGAAAAATTTATAAAGTTTTCAAAACTCCTATAGTCGGTAGTATCAATAAAGCGTTTATTTTTACCTTCTAATTTTTTTTCTAGTTCATTGTATAAACTTCCCGTTTCTCCAACGAGTTGTTCCATAGATAACGCTTCGGTTGCATTTCCTTCATTTTCTATTTTTATTAAAAAGTTTGGACCCCGCAGAGGTATAGTACTTATTACTTGCTTTGAATAAAAATAAACATTTTGTACGATTGGTAAGAACGCAAAATCGCAAGTAACCCACACATCGGTATTTAGGTCTATATCATTCGGGAGTGGCTCAAGTAATTTCAATACTAATACATCATAAAATCTTGGGTCAGTCACCGCGACAGATTTTCTATTGATTATTGATATAGGCTTTTTGCCAGGTATATTCAAATAATACTTAAAGTACCCCGACAAATTTATGTTATATTTTTGTTCTAACCCAAATATTACCGGATAAAATATATTATTATAAAATATTGTCTGCAAAAACTCTACAATCTGAGGATATGTGTCCGGTTTTTTGTTTGTTATGCGGTTTAGCTCCTGATCTATGATATACAAGAACAGACTATAATAGTAATCACGAATAGAACTGAAAGTATAACCTACTTCGTAATTTTGATATGCCCAATTTTTGAACTGGTCATATATTCCAAGAACATCATTGTTGGCATATTGGCCATTACTGCGGCGATTTCCTTTTTTAACGCCATAGTATATGTCATTTAGAAACGAAACAACATCAACGTCTCTTTTAAAACTATAATTCAATTTTAGCTCGTTTGATCCAGTTGGATTTTGTGCGGCGGCGCCATTATAAATCTGATATATTTCCGGTTTGGATAATCCAAATATTAAATCGTCCGCAATTTCATTTACCTGTATTTGTGCGTTGGAAAATATATCATATTCGGTGTTGATAGTGGATTTAGTACCTTTTATAGTTTTTGGTATTATTCCTATTTCCGTTCTACTCGTAGAAATTCCGTTTATGATAAGTTTGTTTTCACTTCCGTTCTCACTACCAATGACGTTTCTACCAAGTTCTATATAAAGTTTATAATTTCCGTTTTGTACGCCAAGGTTATTTAGATTTTTGCTTACGTCAAAAAACAATGACTGTGTTTCTGTACCAAGTATTACAAAATCGGTATTATATTTTTTGTAAGAATATGTTATGAACTGATTAAATACATCATAATATGATGATGTATGAACTGAATATTCTCCGGTCGAATATATCATGGACGATGTGATCAAACTTTCGTCCAAGTTATATACTCCAAATTTTATATAATCTTTTTCTGAGCGACTAAATGGAAAATTTCTGGAAGTCTTGCCGTCCGTGTAAAAACTTAAATCTTCTTTGCTTAAAAACGATCCATAACTCAAAGACGAGGTAGAGGTTACTGTGTATTGTACATCGGATAAATTCATAACTCTGTAAATGTTGGGTCAATTCTAGTTTCAACTTTTACTGGCTCGTATATCACGTTTTTTAGCTCTATGCTTATGGATGAACTATACAACTGACCAGTAACATTTTGTATGATTAGGTTAGAATACTCGTCTATATTTGGTACAATATAACCGGTGCTTAATAAACTTTCTACATCGGCTTGATTATATCCAGTTAGATTTGGGTTGGCTTTCATCTAGAAATCTTGAATGTTGTTGGAATAGTATAGGTCAATATAGACCCACTTTGTTCTGAACGTATTTCAACCTTGTAGTATCGTTCAGACGCAAGTCCGCTTGTATCAAGCATAAAATAGTTTCCTGTTGGATCACAACTTAGACGAGTAAAATCATCATACGGAAGTATTGTTTCTTCACTTTCTGCGTCCTTGATTTGATAATAACTGGACGATGGTAGATAGTATGGTGAAAGATAATCAGAGAATCTATTAGTAAATGTTTTTACTGGATATCTTTGTCTTGCGGCAACATCCATACGAACAATAGAACCAAACTTATATTCTCTTGCCATATTCTTCATATTTACTACAGCGTCACGCAGTTGTATAGCGTCCGCACTGCCAGTATTGATGGTAGAATCATACCAGCACACATCGAGATATGGTGAGTATATTGTGTTGGTTTCTTTGCTAAAGAACTTCAATGATCCATAATCCACAGAACTTGACTCGTCTGCGTGCATCAATATGAAACCTTCGTTTGGTATAGCTTTCTTAAGCCAAGCATTTACTATTGGAGTAACATCCATTCTTACGTCAGATGTTTGATAGTCAAAATATTGATAGCAAGCGTATGAACCTGTAGATATTATACTAGAAGACGCGGGCGGAACATAACTGCTTGTAGGACAATCTGGAAATGGATTGTATTGACTTATGTTTGGATATTCTGCATATCCAGAACCAGACGCGATAGAAGCACTATCTAACCACCATACACCACCGCCACTACAGTCGGTAAGTGATCCAGTATTCCACCATTTTTGTAGTTGGTCGGCACTATAAAACTTCCAGTTTGCTCCATCTGATGTGGATGCTCCATCGTATTTGTATCCTGTTCCCATTGCCCAAGATTGAGAAACAGGATATGCGGCAAGCGAATAACGAACTGGCACTTCTTGCGACTCACAAATCTTCAAGTTCAAGAAAAACTTAGGGCTGGTAATTGTTCCCGCCGCTATAGATTGCGATATAGTAGATAAGTCAAAATGTAAAAGTGCTCGTGATAAGACAGCACCCATAGTAGTTGGACCAGATACATCTTTATATGAACTGGATACTATTCTTGAATCCGTAGAACCGGAATTAAAAGACGCTGATTTTGGTCCATTCAATAGTTCTATGCTTGAACTGGTATAAGAAAACAATACAGGAAATGTACTCGTACTTGAACAACTATAGCCAGAGACCCGCTTTTCAACTTCTAATAGTTCGTCCAAACCCATATTTTTGTACATATAGGTTGGATAGTTGGTTATAAACGTGTCTTTTGTTGGATATAAAAAGTAGTGCATTTATATATTTCTTTACTTTATAAATATAACCGCCCAACAGATATTCTATCTATATTTATGCCACTCTTCCTACAATGTCTTTTGTTGGAAAACGAACCTCAAATACAGATGGATCTATGGATGGATATATAACCTTATCTATAGTGGCCCTTTCAATGTTATATTCATACTGAGAATAATCGCCGTCTTTTAGTGTAAGATTTTTTACACGCAACTGAGTTACGGACTGAACTCCATCTACCTTGGCGATTTCCAGTTCCAATCTGCTAAGATTGATTGGCTGACAGAACTTTACATTGTTTATGTCAAAATATTGCTGTACTAATGTTAAGCAATTAGCCAAAACTTCACGCTTATTATAGTTTTTATAAACAATAATGCTAAAATCTACACCAATGTTAATAACATATCCATCCAACATATTCACGCTGTCCGTAAGCATTCTATACTGATTTAGATAGTTTTTCAGATTATTACGTACCGCTTCGTTAGTAGGTATCAATCGTTGATTGTTATCATAACATAGCAAATATAAATTTATAGCAAATGGGTTATTTTTACTCGTATCAATCTTATTTGTTGTACCTGGTGCCAAACTTCCGGTCTGTGTTGTTGATGGTTGTGCTTGTATATCTGATATGTCCAACTGAGTGTCTGTTACCGCATAGACCTTGGCAATAGAACCATATTTTGATGGCATTGCATATGTTCTTACTTCATAGTCGCCTTGCGTTACTGCACGATTTTGGGCAGCAAAGTATGCAAGTGCGTTGTTTCGAATCTCGTCATTTGTTTCTGCGGCTCTTCCGCCCGTTGCCGGTATTGGATTATTTACTCTCACCGATCTACGTACCAAATTGGTCAAATTGAATTCTAACAAACCGAGTTCAGTTAAATCTCCGAAAAATTCAACAGAACTTACATTTTTTATTGCATTTGCATTTACGTTACTTTCTACTCCACCACCAACAACATATCGTATAGTCAACGTCGTGTTTGATGGAGCCTGACCAAACGCTTTAGACGATAGAAAATTTGATGGATCGTATGCAATATTTTCTGATCTAAACGTGGTCGGTCTGTTTACAGTAAACGCATTTGGTATAATTAATTCGTCGTCTTTTATGCTAGTTCCTGAACCAAATTCTAAAAATGTATTATTTTCGGCATCCACCCCCGTCACAAATCGCTTTGATGTGCGCAAATATCTCAACAAAAATGGAGTAGTGTCCCGATAAGCAGACAGCGTTATGTTGTTTTTATAGATGTTTTCGTAATCTATTGGAACCAAGTCTTGTGCCAAATAATCGGTCTCGTACCATCTATTACCATCCGAATCATATACGTCTAAAACTTCTATAACATTAGTATTGTCTAAGTATATTTTGAAAAACGGAACAGGTGATGCCACAGATACATTTTTTGTTAGTATCTGTCCAGAAAAAGCATCGACGGATTTTTTAAGTACAAAAAATTCCGGCTGTCCGGAGGCGTTTCTCTGAAATACGGAAATTTCCAATGGATCATTCTTTGTATCCACCGTGAAATCTACTGGAGAATTTGTGATAAATGTTACATTGGTATCACTGATTGCCGTCATTCCTGGTTTTATAATCTGGGCATAATTTAAGTCTGGGACAATTTCTCCAGCATCATTCGTTTTTGCAGGAACTAACTGATACACATCCAATTTTGTAACCGAAGGTATTGTTGCCTTTGCCTTATATCCCACCGATTTCGAAGCATCTATAATATTCTTGCGTTCTTCGGAATTTACAAGCATTGATTCTTTGAATTGATAATCTATGTAATATGACAATACATCACCAACATACGCCGCCATTTCCATAAACATCATTCCCGTAGATGCTTCGCTGAAGTCTTTGTATGTGTTTGGATAGTAGGTCTTTGCAAAATCCATCAACGATTGCTTCAACTGAGAAAAATCCCTATTTAGATACTTTATATCTTTATTTTCTGGCTTAAATGATTTTGGTGTATCTAATATCATATATTTCCGGTGTTCATCGAGATTTCCAACGTTTGTGTATCGGTTATACCAACGCTTGGCACAGTAAACAGTACGGTAACTCCAACTTTATACTTATCCTTGTATTCAGTGTCGTCTGTGTTTACTTCTACGCTGTTTACATTTACATAAGACATCCAACGCGAAATATCTTTTCTTATGACATCTTCTATCAATGGAGTAATGTTATCTGTATAATTTTCAAACAATATATTCCACAGACCGGAACCAAACTCTGGGTTCATTCTTCTTTCTCCTTTTTTCGTTCTTAGAAGAAAATTAAGATTTGATTTTACTTGTTCTAATATGCTATAACTTTGATTGAAATACCCCTGTGGCCCATGTGCTATGGGCAAAGTTATTCCATAAGGTTGTGGTATTGTTGCCATTTATTTTATGTTGGCCGTTTTGCTTTTGCCTTGGCGTCGGCGGCTTTTATGAGTTTTGAATAATCTCTGGTTAATGCATTGGCTACAGCGGCAACTTCTTTGTTCTCGTTCAATGCCTCTTTTGGTAAAGTTTTGATAACATCCAACGCAGAGGCCACCGACGTTTGTTCTTCAGTTGGAACGCCACCAACCGTTTCGTTCAATACTTGATTTAGTAAAGGATTTTTTGTAAAAATTCTAGGTGCTTGAACTGCCTGCTTTTTTGCTGGCTCTTCTAATCCAACGTTGAAATTTGGTTTTCTGGTTGGAACTTGGTCGGCTTGCTTTCTTGTCTCAAGTATTGCTGCCGAGTTCTCTGTCATTTTTTCTGCGAGCACTTCCATCAATAACTGCGGAAGAGCGTTATGCACTTCTTCTTTTACGATAGTTCTTATAATATCTACTAGTTCGTTCTTTTTCATATATATGATGCTTTATATAAATATATAGTATTTTTAATAATCAGCCATTTGGTGGAAAGGTAAATGATTTAAGTGTAGACCCCACCGTGGACGTAAATTGACTTGTTTTTATATTTGAAGTCGATAATATACCTTCTCCAACTTTCGGTGCAATATTACTAACATTTGGAAATCCAGATAAATCTGGTTTTGGGGCGGGTACTTCTATCGTTTCTCCATCCGAGTTTGTCGTAGTTTGAGGAGGATTTAACGTATTAAAATTGCTCAAAAATGAATCTTTTGCGCCTCCTACTACGCCATTAAGCTGGCCTTGCAAGTTATTCACTCCAGTGGAATCAATTGCTGTTTGCAATTGACCTAACGCTTGACCTTTTATGTCATCCACTACACTACTCAACAAATGTTTCAACAATTCTGAAGGATTTGCGGACATTGCCGCCTTTATTACAGATACTGCTGCTAATGCCATTCCCATATTTATTTTCAATCCCGGTATAAATGGAGGAACTATACTTTTATATTTTGCTATCTGCTCGGCTATAAACTTTGGACCGGCTCCAAGATTTATACCAGCTAAATCTATACCAGGAAATTCTGGAAGTTTTGGAAAATTTAAACCAGTCAAACTTAAATCTAACTTTGGCATACTGGCATTAAATCCAAGTGTTTTAAGTGCGTCTCCAACGGGAGGTAAGGATGTCGGAATTCCCAGTGAAGATGCTGCGCCTCCTATGCTTGTAGGTACTCCCAAACCGGACGACACACTTCCTATACTTGTTGGTACTCCCATAGTTTGTCCAATTCCACTCAAATTCAAGCTCGATGGACTAGATATGGGATTTGTTATACTTAAACTCGGAGCACTAATGGATCTTAAAGATAAATCAGGTGCTGTTCCTGTTAAAAATTTAGGGGCACTTGTTCCCACACTTACCGAAGGGGCACTTACACTTATTGAAGGCGAAGAAAAAGTGGTAGATGATAAAGACACTGACGGAGCCCTGACTACAGATAGTACATTCATATTATCCTCCCAAGAATACTCTACTACTTAACAACGAACTCAACTGCGATCTTAACGCAGTCAAGCTTATTTGAGATGCATATAACGATTGCATTTGCTCTGCCCACATTGCCATGGCGGGAGGCATAGTGGGCGTCGTTGGACCAACTTTAGTCATATGAAAGTGTGATATTAATGCAGTCAACATTTGTATTTGAGTATTTACACTCAACAATAACCAATCACATAAAGCATACATCCACAGGACGGTGGTTCTGCCTAGTAAGACTGGCTGATCATTTGGTCCCTCTGTATTAAAATTGAGATATATCTTCGGGGCATTCAACGCCATTATTCCTTTATTGGACGTTATTGTCGTATTTCCGTAAGAATTTAAAGAAAGTACTTGATCCGTAGAGATTCCGATCATTTTCTTGGAAAAGAATAGCATTTCGTTTGCCTTCGACGAAAATACTAATCTGTCACTGTTTATTACTATTTGGTCGCCATCCAATTTCGGAAAAGGAATACCCCTCGTGACATTTACCATTCCCGTTGTTGTCACCGGAGAAAATCCAGAGATAGTTTTTCCGGAAGTAAGATGTATGGAAGAACCATCTTTATTTATATCCTCGAGAGTATATCCTTTACCCGAACGACCTTGTGGTAATTTTACTGGAGCTTGCCTATTTCGTATAAGTACCATTGGGTTTCCACCTTTGTCCGAGTATTCTCCGAGCCCATTATCATTTTCACGATTACTGTCGTATGCTCCAAATCTTATAGATGATCCAAATCTCGATTGTAATATGGTATCTCCCTCATATAATTTCAATCCACGTATTTTTGGGTTAAATTTAAAATAATTTCCCAATATTCCTGTATAATCGTCACCCCCAGAAAAATTAATTTTTGATTCTGGACCTGTATATGCTCCATCTTCAGAGTATTCGTTTATATTTTTGTCAACTTGACCCGAAGTTCTTTCTGCCGAAAAATCCGCATTTGCATTTATTGTGGAATTAACATTTAACTTTCTGGTATAGAAATACTGGTCTCTATATTTTCCAATAATTACTATTTCGTTCATTAGAGGATATTCGACAATCCCCGTATTTTCCATAGGAAATGCCCAATCCAATGTTTCTTTTTCTTCATTTTGCTGACTGTTGATAAGCCTAAATCGTATTCTACCTATCCACGAATAATCTTTATCCGTTCCAATCGGTTCACTGCCATCTATATTCGGAGGCCAAGTATCAATCGTCAACTGAGATCTTGCAATTTCTGGGTGGTTTTCATCCATTATAACATCCAGTACTACAGCTTCTTCTAGTTCATAAAACAGAGATTCGTCTGGCTTTCTTTCTATAACAAATCTTTTAGACGCAAGCGTATCATCTTGTTTAATGATTTGTTCTGCTCTGCGATCTATATTAGAATATGCCATAAATTTTATTTAACCTTTTTTTCGGTTACTTCCGGTTTTTGTAACTGTTTGGCGGTTTCTTCTACGGTAGCCATCAACTGCTTGCGTTCGTCTTCTGTTAGCAACATACCACCACCCTCGCCTTCTGCTCCACCCTTACCACTCATCAATCGCTGTATAATAGCAGCAAGTTTGATAAGTTGTTCGTCATTTCTTACACCAACATCAAAATATTCTTTCAATAATGGCACAATCATGGTGGCATCGTTGATGGTTTTGATCATTTCACGCAAATCAGTAATCAGAATATCTATCTGATTCTTCTTTTCTTCGCTGTTTTTGACGATGTCTTTACACAGGTCAGAAAAGTTTTTGCCCTTAAAAATCTCTATGTCATTATCCATGACTATAAATAGTATTTATAATATATATTTAGATTTTTGCCCCGCTGATTGTGCCACGATTCAGATATTCTTCAGCGATGTTTTGCTGGGTAGCCTTCATTTTATTGATAACTTTGGTGATTTTTTGAGTTTGGCAGTCGGCGATTTCTCGTATATATAAATAAAGTGCCTTTTTATTGAATACATCAATGCGGTCAGCGTTTCTGAATATTTCTATAACAGCGTGAGCAATCTTTAGGTCTTTTTCCTTGTTGAACATCTTATGTACGTTCTTATCCCAGTAATCTACCATTAGTGCTATAAACTCGCGTGTTTCACTTTCTTGCTTTTCGTGTTCTGGCTCTACTACAAACTCACCGGCATCACCTGCTTGCTCACATATTTCAACGTGCTTCTTGAACCGCTTATATGTTGTATTATTATCTAAAATAAACCAGTTTTTGGCAACAATGCTGAAGTAACTAAATGCCTTACCCTTACCTGGCTCATACTTGTCTATATTAGCCACCATATGCGATATAGCCTGCTTTTGTATTTCAAGAGGGCTGACATCCGCATAACTAAATTTGAATGTGTTATAAACGTTTTCTGCTATCTTAAAGAACGCTTGTTGGATATGGTCGTTGTATATTCTATCTTTTTCTCTAGATTCTGTTGCTTGGTTGTATGCTATGATGGCTGCTTCTGTTTCTGGGGTAAAATATACATTTGATACTTTTGGCGTGCCGTCTTTTTGCTTATTCTTGGCACCTTTTGGTCTGCCCCGTGGTCGCTTCTTTGGCTCAATCGGCGTATCATTTATTACAACCGGAACAATAATCTGCTTTTTTACCTTTGGCTGCTTCTTGTCCTTTTTTACCTTTTTTATATTTTTGGACGCTACTCGTTTTACTTTTTTGACGAGTTTTGTTTTTTTAGCATTCTTCAGTTTCTTTTTTTTCATATATTATTTTATCTTCTCGTCAAACTCTTTGATTATCTTTACGATTTCAGAAAACACAAATCCTACATCATCGTCTTTCTCGAACAAGTTTTTGTCATCTACTGCTTTTATTCTATTGTATACATCAGACACTTCACCTCTAAACATATCAAGCCAATCTTCATATACTTCCATCTTTTTGATTAGATTATAGCACGCATATCCCAACGCACAAGTCGTTAGAAAAAATATAACCAATAGAGTTATTAGTAACCACATAAAGATTATTATTCTTCGTCTTCCTCTTCTTCATCTTCGTCGGGATCATATCCAAGTTCTTCTTTGATGATGCCCAACGCTTCTTCGACTGAAGGCCAACTACGGCTTTCTAGTGCGTATTCTAATAGTTCTTTTACTTCTTCTATGTTGTCTGGGTCAATGTTCATAGTATCTTCCATCCTTGTTCCACGAGTTCTAATGCCTTCTTGTATTTTATATATTGTGTTTCACCATTTTTTTCCACAACAACCTTATCATTTCTGCCGTGTTTTACCTTTTTTTCTACTGGCTTGATGAACTTGACGCCAGGATCAATCATTAGTCTGCCATTTAGATGGTCGATTTCGTGTTGAACGCAGATTGTTTCTAATATACCAACATCGTCATATACGCTCTTTTCTGTTGGCGGATTTGTATCTGGACCAAATGGGATGGGGTTGGCGTGGTTGAGAGTATTGACGGTTACTTTCAACTTACGCATCGTATTACAACTCTTGCCCGGCAAACTTAGGCAACCTTCAAGATAAATGATATTTTCGTTACTAACTTCTGTTATAACAGGATTCATCAACACAACTGGCGGTTGATCTTTTCTGGCTCTAATAACAGAAACACTTTTTGATATTCCTATTTGATTGGCAGATAGTCCAACTCCACCGTGAGGCAAACTATCTAAAGTTTCTATAAGCTTGTTTGCTATTTCTTGACCCTCTTCAATAGAAGATACAGGTGTTGTTGGCTTATGTAGAAAATCTTTATCCTTGACTATTTTATAACTCATACTATGTGAATTTTTTTGTTTTACAATTCACATATATATTGAATAGTTTTATTTTGTCAA